GTGAACTTGACAATTCCACTCACAACATCACGAACAACGTTAAAAAACGTCGCCAAATACGGAACAACCATTTGAGCAACCGTTACAGCCAACCCCTGAAACGCCAACTTAGCCTGTTTAGACGCAATCTCAAACTCCTTGAAACGACGAAGTTGTTCGTCATCCCAAACGTTGCCCGAAGCCTTAGCCTGCTCCTGCATTGCTTTACGCTGCTCAACGGTCATTGCAATAAGAGGAAGAATGTCTTTGTATCCTCTACCAAAAATAGCCATAGAGGACGCTTCACGCTTTTCACTATCTGACATAGCCTGAATAGCATCCGAGATTTCCCAAAACACTTGCCCTGTAGGCTTAACCGTATTGTCAAGATTGCGGTACTCAATACCCAAAGCCCGAACCCATTTATGATTATCCACCAAATGTTTCGCCATCTGAGCAAACCGCATCTGCAAACTCAAACTAGAAACACCCATGACATTAGCCATGTACAAAAGTTCAGACGTTTGCTGAGTTGTGTCGCCGGTCACCAACTTCAAACGGTAAATACCGTCACCCAAATCGGTATATGACTTCAACACCTTAGTCATCAACCCGGCACCCAATTGGAACATCTTATGAACCGAGAACCCGGCAATAGCCAAAGCCCCCATCTTCTTAATCAATCCCTCAATGCCGTTGCCCGACAACAATGCTTGAATGCCACGCTGGAACAAAGACAAACCTTCGGTAGCCTGCTCCATAGACTTGCGAGTTCTAGCGCCAGCGTCAGCAACCACCTTTTGCTGCTGATCCAAAACAGATGTCGGCCCCTGCGACATCATTCGATACATCGACTGTGTAATAGAATCAAACTGCCGAATTTGGTTCCGGGCATGATCCGCAGCAACTTGATCCAAAGAACGCAACGAACTTTGATTAGACGTAGTAAGGTTTCTTACCGCCGCCCTATAGTCGTCAAAACCCTTAATACTAGTAGTAGATGTTTGACGCAGCGTTGCCGCCAAAGCAATAAGAGCCTGAGCAGCCTGCTTGGTGGCAGCAACAAACGAAGAAGCGTCGCCGGTAATCGGAAAATTGATGCCTTCACCAGCCACAACGCTGCTCCTTCCTGCCGTTTAGGCTACACCACCCTAGCGTTTAACGGTTGTTTAATCAAGCCCAGCCGTAACCGTCGGATTAATCAAACTCTCCCCGATAATCAATGCGGAACGCTTCATAAGCATCCAACCTACGTCCAATAGTCCGAGAATCAATATTCCCTTCTCTTTTCAGACGATTAGTTTCTTTCTTATGATGCCGGTCAACAGCACCCACGCGTTGCGTACCCTTCTGGACACGTTTACGGGTCTCTCGTGAAAGAGCGCGTCCGTATTCTTTGCGACGCAAATCAATACCAGCCCGTTTGCCGTAAACTCGGAAACCAAGTTCTTTAGTGATGCTTCCCTCTACGGCACGTTGCATATATGACTGCCATGCTGTTTCTGCAATAAACTTGTCAAATGCTGGTTGAGCAAACGGACGAGGTGGAGTCCGAGAAGTACCGTATTCTTGGAATTGGGCATAAGGTAACTCTGTACCTACAGCAACGGTATAAGTTTTAGCCCTAACACCTGTATCACCCAATTTGTACGTTTTACCTAAACTCCTATTGTCTCCTTGGCTCCCACGGAAAATGGCTCCAGCCCCAGTAGAGGACATACCGCTACTATCAATAGTGACAGAGTTCAAAAGCGCATCAGAAATACGGGCCGGTGGAGTCCCCGGTTTAGAAGGTGTCCAATAAGGTCGATACCGGCGGTAAGAATGCAAACCACCTAAGTGTTTACCATTCTTGCGCAACTCTGCCCTAATACGAATAGCCAACTCTTTAGAGATGTTGTCAACAGCATAGTTAACCGATTTCTCAACAGCCGGAGGAACCTTTTTCTCAAGTTTGGCTGACACGTTGTAAAGCACATCAAAGGCACGTTTAAACTCAATTGTGATAGGCATTGGCTTCGACCTCTTTTGCTTTACCATGTATGGCTAGCATCCAATCTAACCACACAGCCGGTTGAGCATCAATCTGATCTTTAGTCCAACCAAACGTGATAGCCAACTGGTAATCTCGCACTTCTTCCCTAAGCGGATAACGAGTGTCCGAGATACCTTTCAACGCACTTTCAATACGGTTTAACTCTCGGTAGGGGCTTTTGGGTCAACGTCCACAGCAAACGACGGCAACAGTCGTGGCACCAAAGATTGGCAATACTTCACAATCTCGTCATACACCCGGCCCGGCAAATCCTGCAAACCCTCAATGCTGATCGGCTGATCCCAAGCCCAACCCTGCACAAGACAAATCGCTACAGCGTCATTAAACGCCAACAGAAACTCCATATCCTCGGCAGTCACATTAGAACCATCGTCGCCAATATGTGACGTAACGGACGGTGCCTGCGAAGCCAGCAAAGTTACACGCCGCCGCAAACGCTCCGGCACATCTTCGGGGTCACGAAAATCAACCCAACCACCTTGAACCGTTACTCTCTGCATCCCCATCAACTCCCTTGTTTATCAGGCAAACGTTCCTGTCGCCTTCGTATTCTTCAACGTCACCTTGCACGGGCCATAACCAGCAGACGCACCAATGTCGGTGGTGTTAGCAAGAGCCTTATAGGTAAGATCAATCTCCACATAGTCTTTGCTGCGATCAATCTTAGCGACCGTGAAAGCACACTTAGACATTTGGAACTTGACCTCAGTTTGTGATGCGCCAGCACCCGACACAAAGTCAATTACAACCGCACCACGAGTGTTGTTCACAAACCGGGTATACGAGTTAGCGTCGTTCTCATACACCAGTTTCAGCGAACCCGAAACTGTCATTGGGCCAGCAAAAATCTGATACGGAGCCTGACTACCATCCACCGTAAAAATCGGCTCAACGGTACGGGCAATGCTCACGTTACCGTCAGCCAACACAGCAGTCGTTGTCCCATCAATCGACACCGTGCCAGTCCAAGACGGCAACGGAGCAACCGTGCTAAACGAAGGGGTGGGAATCGTAGTAGTAGTAGACGACTGATAGCCCATAGCCTTAGCCGAATAAGTCATAAGAGCGTCAGAAGTAAACTTGACATCAACGCTCTGCCATTGGCAGCCAGCGTAAGTACGGGCGTACACAGTGCCACCGCTCGTCGGCAGACCTGCGTAGTAGTCAACCAGCGTGTAAGAAATCGGCTGTCCGCCGGTAGCCTGCGAGTTCAACAGAGTGAATGCGTGCTGGTTGGGCGTGCCTGCGGTAAATGCTACTTCTCCAAACACGCCACCAAAGATATAACCGATGGTGTCGGGGAATACGTCGCCGCCAAGATCAAGTTCGCTATGAATGTTGCCCTGAATGACATCGTATTCCTCGGTCATTGACCCACGAATACCCTTGTCGTCAAGGTACTTAATCATGTCTTGCGGGTTAAACGTAGTGAACGGGATATAGTCCGTAGCGGCGGTTGCCGTCGGCGGAGTACCGGGAGTCGGACGCGACCCTTCCTTTGCGATACCAATAAATGACCTACTGCGCGGCAGAGCCATCATTCACCACCGTTTCGTTCTGTGCAGCCTTTGCTGACGTTGACTTTACATTACTCGGGGCCGCAACAACAGGGGCTTCACGGTCAAAAGCACTATCAGGAACATCTACCTCATCACCGGGCTGCGCCAAAATGCCCAGCGTCGGGAAGTAGCGTTCATCCTCAACTTTGATCTTCACGATGTAATGACCTCCGAAACTTCAAACCGGATTGCGCCCCAAATCTCAGTTGCGCCTTGTTCTAGCACAACCGGCTCACCATAAATTCCTTCTAGCATTCGTTCGCCAGACTCAAAGATTACACCATCATTACCCAAACGTCTATCAGATCGTAATTGTTCTTTAATAGCGTCTATGACAGCATCAAAATCTGCCATTGCATCTTCTGCATGTTTATGAACCGAATGCTGATAAATCTGGATTTCCGCTATGTAATGCACCCATTTCTTGCCGGAATGTTCGCCTCCCAAAGCAATACGTTCCTCGGTGTCAGACAAAATATCTACTACACCAACGGCTCCAGAAATAGTGCCAGCAGGCTGACCGGCTCGGAAAGCGGTGCCGTCTACTCTTTTAGGTGGTGCCCGAAAAATTGTGTTCAAACCGGGAACTGCCGGAGGGGCAAAGAAATCAGCAATGGCCGCTCTAACTGTCGCTCTAGACATCAGCGAATCCTGCGGAATGGACGCAACAAATCAACCGCCATGCCATAGTCACTAGCGACCAGCGGGTTATTGCCAATAATTTGGCTAGCCGTTAAACCTGTCATAACAAGGGCACTATTGCCACGAGACTTGAGAATAACGTTTGTCATGTAAATACATGCTTGCTTGACCGCAGGAGGCAAAGCAGACACAGACATACCAATGCCATGCGGATAGACCGTAGGGGCGGCCAACGTCACAGTCCCGGCTCCTGACGACGGCACAAACGTAGAAGCGACAGTCAGAATCTCAGTATTCACACCATCAAACACCGTAAACTTAGTATTTGGGGTAAACCCAGCCAACTCCGAAACGGGCAGCGACGACACCCCAGCCAACGTAGACGACGTAGACAAAGCATTCGCATAGCCGTTCACATACGTCATTGACACAAACTGTTCAGCCAAAACCTGATAGTTACGAGAAAACTGGATCTGCCCCAAGAACGCCACATTGCTCAATACCAGCGGAAACACCACAGTCTCCGACTCAATCCATGCTGTCGTGACATCAAGAGTCTGCAACGCCTGCGGCGACGACCCAAACGAAGCAGCCACCACAGCCGTGATGGGCCAGTAGCGGGGATGGACACGGAGGAACCCGTCACGGGATGCACGACACCTAAAGGTTTCGGTATCAACCGTAGACGACAACACCTGTCCACAATGCGAATCAATCCACGACGAAGCCCTAGCCAACACATTGCCAAGTTCAACGTCGTTCAAAGCCAGCGAGCCGCCACCTACAAAGTCGTCAACATCAACCGAGGTGGGGGCTTGCTTGTATTCGTCAATCGTCAAATAAGGATGCGAGCCAAGCGGACTAGTCAAAGTGACTTGCTGAGTCACGCCTCACTCCTTTCACAGATCGACCGAATCGCCCTTAACCGTATTCTCACTTCCGCATTTGCATTTCTTGAAATAGCCATGATGGGCACAATCTTGGCATATCCATCCTGCTGCACGAGCAAACCCGCCCAACGAAGGAGCAGTATATCCTGCCTTACGCAACAGTTTTACATCTCGTTCATCGGCATGAATTGTGCCGTCTTTTTGCATTCGATAAATCACGCCACGGGGAACTTCGGTTTCCATGACCGCTTTATCGGGAGGCAGCAACTTCATTTATTTCCTTTCCCCATCGTGTGACCCGGCCCCAAGATGGGGATTGGAGCCGGGCCACACATCAGATAGATCAGGCGGCGGTGATGCCGGTGATCGAACCGTTCCACGCAGGGGCGTAGCACAGGAACGTGCCGTACCAGTACGAGGAAGTCTCGTAGGTGAACTGGGTGACCGGCCAGTTGATGCCGGTGTAGTCCTGCACGTTGCACACCGACCACACGTTCGACACCTGCGTGTCGGGGATGGGAAGCGTGTACGAAAGGATGGCGGTGTTGCCCTGCGGCATCCACGGATGCACGGTCATGGGGACAACCTTGCCGGTCACTTCGTTCTGAATGGCCGTGATGACCGAACCAATGACAGCGTTGCCAACCTCGTCCTGCTGGAGCGTCAGACGGTAGTTGGTGCTGCTGTTGTTCTTAAGCAGTTCGCTCAGAGCCTTACGGTCGCTGCCGTTGAACAGAATCTCGTCCGGGTCAGCCTTCACGCTGTTGTACAGCGAGGCAAAGGCAACCTGAAATTCTGCGCCCGGCGACGTTGCGCTGAACGTGCTGTCAAGAACCTTGCGGTAGCCGGAGTTGCTGCCGGTCACGATTGGCATGATGCCGTCGTAGCCATTGGCGTATGCCGAGGTGTCTGCCGTCACGG